CTGCTCCAGAACTTTTTTGAACACGGACGCGGATGTGACCGCATCCTTTTTAGAAAGCCCTGCCTCACGCAGAGCTTTTTCCAAAATCTTTAAATCAGCCGTGCCGTCTTGTCTGAAAAACTCCAGCTTAGAGACAGTTGCTTCTTTGTTGTTTGGATACATCACCACGCTAACTTCGCGCAAGCCGCCTTTGGTGATTTGGAAATAGGCTTCGTCACTTTGGTCTGGTTCGCCTTCTTGGTTAACCATATGATAATCTTCAGCGTAAGCGCCTACTGACACGCCGCCAAACATTGCAGGTGATTCGCTCATTACTTGATACAAATCTTTGCCTTGACTTGTGTTCATGAAAATTTGACCCTTTGCGGTCATGCCCTCATCGTCAAACGCAAATTCAGTCCACTGACCAACAGGAATGGCATCCGCTGCGTGATTTATGAACATGGGTAGGGGTCTACCTGCGGATGAAAATTCTTTGGCCCAATCCATGAATCCTTCGGCCTGATAAAAGAATTTGCGCCCATCAGCGCCCTCTCTTGGCCCCCATGTTGTTACACGGGCTTCAATTTTTCCGGTTGGCTCTTGGTTGTCGGCTATTGCCTCCAGTACCAGCTTCGCCTCGCAAACCATCATTAGATTTTGTGTCATTGATTACCTCATCGACTGGTTTTCTGTCAATGTCGTATATTATTTTTGGAGGCCGACCGCGCTTTTTTGGCGGTTCAGCATTTGGCTTATATGTTGCCAAGGATGCTATCACAAGACGAAAAATAATGGACATTTATTGTCCAATGTTTAATTTCCGTGTTTGATTGCCGCCGCCGCCGCCTGTATCTTGTGGACTTGAGCCGGGAATTGTTTCTGGCTTGCCAGTTTTGGCAATTAATTCATCGCCGCCTTCAATTCTAGCCAATCCAAGATATTCTCGCGCTTCATTTGGCGTGACAAAGCCGCCGCCCACGCCAGCAGTGGCAAAATTCATTTGATCAAGCGGCGCACCCTTCAAAAAGTTTTTAGTGTCAAATTCCACGCACAAATTTGGGTAGCCGTTGAACAATTGCTGTTTGATTTTCTGTTGAACATTGACTAGAACCGGATACATGGTTGATTTGTAAAATTCATCCAACATCGTTTGTGTATTGTTAAATTTGCTTTCGCCTACGCCTACCATTGCCGCCGGTACGCCATACAAAGCGCAAATTCGCTTCATTGTTTGGGTTTTAAGGTTAGCAAGGTCAGTGTCTTGCAGCGTAAGCATGCCCAATGGCGTGTATTTCATGCCTTGGTCAAGAAGCATGCCTTGGCCCGGTTTGCTTTGATCTGTGCGCTGGCTTCCTACCATGCTGCTCCATGCTTCTTTTAATCGTGCGGCAATTTCTTTGTATTTGCTGTCAGGAATGACTTGTTCAGTGACAAACATGCCTGAAGGTTTTGCACCGTTCAACATTACATAGTTGGCGTACACATCAATGTCTTGGTCAAGCCCGACTAATTCAGCCGCCAGAATGCCTTTGTTAAAACCCGCTGAACCTTGCCATGCTTGGTCTTTGCAGTGCATTATTTGGTGCGCCGCCAGTGGCTCATCTTTGCTGAACCCATAGGACGGCGTTGACAGCCTGTAGGACGGATACCTTGTTGGCGTAATGGTCACGGCAATCAAAGTGCTGTCCATAATGTACATTTCCAGCGGCGTCTGCGTATTGCTCTTTTGGTCAGCCCTCCACCACAAAGTGAACGCTTCGCCAAGCAATTCGTGCCACATCATCCATTGATACCAGAATTCGTATTGGCTTTGAAAGTTGTTGGGGTTTTCCAACAGTTTTAAAACTTGCTTGGCCTTTGCTTTGTCTCTTGCGCCGACTGATTCGCTGGTGATCGCGTCAACATAGCTGCCATCTTCCGCTTTTGACATGATACGAATGGGCAATTGCGAAATAGCGCGTGCTTTTACCGAAATGCACGACATTACAGTGCTGTTCCGGGTTAAAAGCGAAGTGTCAACGGGTCTTCCCGCATCCGTGGTGCTGGATGTGGTTACATAAAGGATTTGCGTGTTGACTGTTGGGCGTTTGTTGTCGCCTTGATAGACTACATTGTTGCCAAGCGCCGTTTGCCCGTAAAGCGTGTTGGCTTCGTTGGCTTCCGCGCCTTTTCGTTTAAAAACATCAAAAAGTCCCATGTTTCCACCTTATAAAGTACGAAAACCAAAGCCGCTTACAGTAGGATTGTCCAGCGAACAGTGCATTGCAATAATGAGTGCAATTATGCCATCAACCTTTGCGCTTTTGTCAGCTTCATTTTTTCTGACCTTTACATTGCCATTCACATCTTCATAAACCTCACAATTGCCCAATTGCCACCCAATAAACGGGTTTCCGTCATGTTTTATCTCATGCTGCATGATGCTTTTTTCCACATGTTTAGACGGCGCAGACAATACTGACATCCCTTGCCCCACCTTTTTGACAGGCAATCCAGCTTCGTGCAGCCTCGCGACAAGACTTGCAGCGTTGTAAGCATCAAAGCCAATTTCTTTGATTTCAGGGTATTTTTTGTACTGTTGCAAAATGTAGTTGCTGATTTCCCTGTCATCCATCACATTGCCCTCAGTAATGTGCAAAATGCCAGATTGCCGGGCAACCCTGAAAATATCCCCGTAATGTTTGGGAATCAGCGCGTACCCTTCTTCGGGCAAAAAGAACTTCCACTCAGCTTCATAGTCATTGTCAGCATAACGCTTGAGGGTACAAACCGCGTTTAAGTCACGGGTTGCCGCCAAGTCAAACCCAATAAAAACCGCTTCAGGTTCACGCCCAAGGTTTGCCACATTTGTACATTTTGGGTCATCCCAAAACGCTCTATCCACCCATGCGCTGTTAGCGCTGACATATATGTTTAGGGTTTTGCAAAGGAATTCGTTTAGCGCCGCTGGCTTATGCTTGGCTTCTTCAGCGCGTTGGGCAATGGCGTCTTCAAAAACGCTGATGCCGTGCATTGGGTTGGCTTTGGCCCATGTTGTCGGGTCACGCCAATCATCGCCGGGGTCAAGGCTGTAGAGCAAACCAAACCATCGCGGATTGTCGTCAGCTTCGCCAGTAAGCATGTTTTCCACCATTACCATGTCCTCATAAAACTTGGTTTCTTTAGTGAAGCTGGCTGTGGTGATATACATCCGCAATGGATTTTGACGCGCAACCATGCCTGAGTGCAGCACCTCAATAGCGTTCCTGTCCACAATCTGCGCCGCTTCATCAATGACCACGCATGATGGGTTTTTGCCGTCACCTGATTTTTTAGTGTCGCGGGACAGCGCTTTAAACATTGATTGACTGTCGCCGGTCTTTGTGATCTGGTATCGCGTTGGGTTGTACAGCCCCGCCACATCGTTGGGCATATTTGCAATAAAACCTTGCGCCGCCTCAAAAACAATGGACGCTTGTTCGCGGTTGGTTGCCAGCGTATAAACCTCAGCGCCAGCTTCGCCCCACTGCAATTCATACAGAGCAATGGCAGCAGTCAAAGTTGACTTACCCGCCTTGCGCGGAATAAAAATAATGACATCCGTGACCATCCTAATGGTCGGGTTGCGCTTGTCCCGAAAACCATAAATGGCACAAATAACAAAAATTTGAAACGGCTCAAGGATTAAGGGTTTTCCCGCATCTGGCCCTTTTGTGTGCTGCAAGGTTTCAACAAAATCCAGCACATGCTGCACATACTTGACATGAAATTCATATCGCCATGCCCGGTCTTCCAATTGGTTTAAAAACCGCTGGCACGCAAGCCGAACTTTGCGACCTACGACAATCTCGCCTTTTGCTACTTGGACGGCATACAAAATTCCAGTCGTGTAATTCATGGGCCTTTAAGCAAACTGCTGTATTTGCCGCCTTCACTGGTTTTGCCCGACAAACGACCCCTTGGTGTCAAACCCAATTCATTCATCAGCACAATGGCGCGGGACAGCGCTTTGTCGCCAGCCGTAAGGAATGGGTTTGGCCCGACTGTTTGCCCGTTGTTAAAAACAGTGATGATTCCTTTTTTCTGGACGCCTTCCCAACATTTGACATAGATTTCAATTTGGGTTGCTAGCGCAGCCAGCACATGCTTGTCTTGATCGCTGCCGATGCCGTAAGTGTCCCAAAGAAAATCGCTGGTTTCCGTGATGAACTTTTGCCGATTCCACGCTTGCGGGTTGTCCAGCCAATCTGCTTGCGGCACGCGCTTTCTAACTTTTTCCGGCAGCAACTCTGCGGAATGCTCCGACTTTGTGCCATGCACTAGGTGCAATTCTGGCGGCAAACGATTTGTCATCTTGATTTCCTCATGAAACTTTGGCTACCCCCCTGTCCAACCCGAATGTCACGCATTTGGGGGCAGGCTTGCTTTAATGTGAACCCTGAAATTTTAAGTTTTGCTCAAATTTTAAGCAAAATGACCAAAAATGCTATTTAAGCATGCCTATGCGAATGCATGATTGTTTGCCCCTACTATGCGTTTGTAGTCATTGATGGTGTACTCCACGCGCCCGGTATTGCTGTAATGCACAATGTTGCCCTGTTTCTCTTGCCCTGTCTTATAGCTGTGATGGGCTGCACACAATGATTGAAACAGGTTGTGCGCGAATGCTTGTTTGCCTATAGCACGCCAAGGAAACACATGGTCTACATGCTGTGCCATCTCTACCAGCCCATCAACCAAACATGCTTGGCATAGGGGTTGCCGACTTAGCTGCACTGTTCTGAGTGTGCGCCATGCTGCCGTTTGGTAGACGCTGGCTGTCTCCTTAGTATCCATGTACTGCAACCCGCCATGTTCCATGCAGAAGGTGTTTAGCTTAGACCGCTGCCCTTTACAGCCAAGGTGACTACACTTTATGTTAGTAGGTACTGACGGCATCATTTACTTGCGATTACGCCCAAGGCGTCTGTGCTGTCAAGCACATGGGTTGCTACTGGCGCTGTCCAGTTTATTAATTGCTGCTCTTTAAAGGTAAAAAAATCACGCTTATAAAAAGGCGCGTATTGCGTGCCAGCATAGACTTCTTGCCTATACCGAGTAAACGCTTGCGGATTGGCATAACGGCAATGAACCATCATGTGGCAGCGAAAGCACAGGTGATATTGGTCTGTTTTGCCTTGTGCAAAAGGCTCAGAATAATCTTCCGCATGGGCATCAATAATCCCTTTGGTCTGGCGGCAAGCGCAGCATTGCGTTGGTCTATCCAGCTTTCCACTTGCCCATTGCTGGTTTAACCATGCTTGCGCTTTGTTTCTTTGGGACGCGGGAAACCCGTTATAAGCTTTCATTTGACCTTAGATAAGCAACATTGCCTTGTTTGGCGTGTAGGCTGTAATAAGGCGACAACAATTCAATCTCACGCTCAATAGAGCTTAAATAATTGGTTGCGTTTGGCGTTTTAACCCGCCCCTCAAGAATAATCTCATGCACTGAAAGCTCGCGCATTGTTTTAAAAAAATATTGCCC